AAAAAGTAAAAGCAATTCCTAGCGCATCTGACGAGACAAGCGGCATTGCAGTGCAACGCGCTTCCAACGTCGATTACGATCAGGGCATCAGCGATGTTGAGGACGAGGTTTTCGTCTACGAGATTTACACGTTCATGGCGATTGATAGCGAAAAGCGCCGTCATTATCGCATCACGCTTGCAGGTGATCTCGAAAGCAGTCCGGTGGTGCTTGGCTATGAAGAAGTCAGCAAGTTCTATCCGTATGCGGCTTTCTGCCCGTTCGTAACTCCGAACACGCTATTCGGTCAGGGCATTGCTGATCGTGTCGGACCGGAACAAGAACTGCTTTCAAAGATGCAACGCGGTATTATCGACAATCTCAATATGCATGTGCATCCGATTAAGGTCGTTAATCCAGACGTTACCCGCTTTGATGATGCATTGAACTTGGCTCCCGGTGCTGCAATTCGTTCGACCAGTCCTGATGCTGGTATCAACTTTATAAGCACGCCATTTACCGGCGCATCTGCGTTGCCAGTGATGGAGCAGATTAGAGAGACAGCAGAACTAACAACCGGCGTTGGCGGCGCAATGATGAGCATCAACGCCAGCGACATGCAGAACACGACAGCGACAGCGACAAGTCAGAGAGCGAACGCAAGTCAGATGCTTGTTGAAATGGTTTGTCGCCATTTTGCAGATACCGGCTACCGCTATTTGTTCCGTATCATCATCGACCTGCTGATGCAGTATCCAGATGATGCAGAAGCGCTAATCACTCGTCTTCTTGGCAAATACGAAAAGATGCTCGTTGACGAGTGGGACCCGGAACTAGACGTGTCCGCCACGGTTGCTTTCGGCGTTATGAACAAGGACGGCAATATGATGTCCTTGCAGATGATCTTGCAGAACCAGTTGACCGCAATGGAACGTCAGATGCCATTCGTCACACCGCAGAACATTTATGAGACGCTTGTTCGCATGGCAGAGAACGCAGGCTTTAAGAACGCAAACGCATTCTTCCTAGATCCTGCAACTATTCCGCCACCACCACCGCCAGCGCCACCACAGCCAAGCCCTGACACACTCGGTCTTATTGAGGTTGAGAAGGCCAAGGCGGAACTTCGTGCGCAGTCCGAACGCGAAAAGCGAGAGTTTGAAGCGAAGAAACTCATCATGGAAAACGACCGCATTCGTGACCTGGCATTTGCAGACTTGGAACTCAAACGTGCTGAAATCGCGGCCAAATTCAACGCGCAAGTAAATATGGCAGCGATCAAAGCCGAGCAGGAATCGAAGCGCATGGACATGGATTTTGCAAGCGCGGAACAAGATGCGCAGGTGCAAATGCAGGTGGCACGCGAACAGAACCGCCAGCAGCAAGCGCAAGCCGATCAAGAAGCAGCGGCAGCAATGCAGCAGGCAATGCAGGGCTTCACTCAAAGTGAAGGCATGTCACCAGAGCAAGCAGGCGCAGATCAGGAAGCGGCAGCGATGCAGCAAGCAATGCAAGGCTTCACTCAAAGTGAAGCAATGCCACCACAGTTTTAAGGGGAGCGAATGAATTACCAGAATGAACGACAGGAAAAGGCGTTGAACAAGATCATGGAACGAGGGCGCATGGCGGAATTGCTGCTCTCAATTCCTGAGTTTCATCGCTTCTTTGAAGAAGTGCGAGAGGACTACTTTCGCAACTTCTCACTGACGAACCCATCGGAAACAACAGAAATCCTTGCCTATCAGCATCAAGCGCAAGCGCTAATCAAGGTGCAGCAGAAGGCAGAACTTTACGTAGCAGAGGCCAAAGCGGAACTACAACGAAAGAGCCAAGGCCAATCATAAAACGGGCAATCGGTCCTAATCCGAAGCGTCCGAATAAATAAACGATAAAAACAAATTAGGAGAAAACCTATGGACGGAACCAACAACCCCGATAGTGGGGCTGGTTATACCCCAGCGGAAGCAACCGAACACATCGCTAAGTTCTTGGACAGTGAAACCACTACAACCCAAAACGTAGATGCTGATGAGGGTAACGATTTTGATATTGAACCCTCAAATGAGTCGGTAGACGAAACTACAGCCGAAACAGACTTTGAACCTGATCAGTCAGATGATGTTGAAGACGTAGCAGAGGAAACCGAACAAACGGACGAAGCGCCAAGCGCGTTCGATATTCCCGAAGATGCACTCATTACCATTGGTGATGAACAAGTGTCGGGCAAGGAACTATTAGACGGTTATATGCGCCGAGCCGACTACACGAGAAAGACGCAAGAGGTATCTGAACTCAAGAAGCAATATTCGGAAGTTCAGGTCGAAAAGCACGCTCTCCGTGGTCAGGTCGATCATTATATCGATGGTCTACTGACACAAGTGGCAATGGAATTTCAGACGTTGAAGGAACCAGATTGGGATTACCTGAGACAGTATGATTTCCCTACCTACATGCAGGAAAAGGAAAACTTCCAGCGCCGCGAGGCTGCTGTTAAGCAGTTAGCAGACGCCAAAAATGAAATTGCTCGCAAAGACGCAGAGCATTTGGCTTCCCTTCGTAATCAGGCCATTGAAAACGCCAAGGCGGAGTTGCAGACACTTCGTCCCGAATTCAAAGACCCGAAGGTCGCCCAAGCAGGACTTGTTAAAACAGAGGATTATCTTCTGAACTACGGCTTCTCACAGGACGAGATTTCGACTGTGCAGGACGCCAAGATCATCGACATTGTTTTAAAGGCAATCGCCTACGATGACATGCAGAAGAAGGTTCCAGCGGCACGCAAGCACATCGAGGACAAAGCCCCGATTTCAATGCCGCAGGGAGTTAAAACAAACTCCGTTTCAGCAGACCAAGCGTTCCAGCGAGACGTTAACCGACTAAAGCGCTCCGGCTCTCAGAGAGACGCGATCAGCGTAATCAGCAAACTACTTTAAAAATTTTGGAGAATATCGATAATGGCAACATTGAAGACTACGGACGTTAAGCACGTTCGCGAAGACCTCGGCAATTTCATCAGCATGATTTCGCCGGAAAAGACACCTTTCCGCACTGAGATTGGTAAGACCAAGGCAACGTCCACTTGGCACGAATTCCTCACTGACGAACTTGCTCCTGCAAATGCTAAGAATGCTCGCCTTGAAGGTGCAGACGCAGCAGAAGCAAACAACACAGGCCCAGCGCGCCTCGGCAACCGCACACAGATTTTCGCTAAGGAAATCACCGTAACGAACACCTTGCAGGCTGTTGATACTGCCGGTGCAAAGAACGAAAAGGCTCGCCAGATTACTAAGGCAGGTGCTGAACTTAATCGCGATATTGAAGCGGCTCTCGTTTCCGCTAATCCATCTGCAACAGGTCCGGGTATGCTCGGTGGTGCAGAAGCATGGATCAAGACAAACGCACTTCATGGCGTTGGTGGTGCGACTGCTGGTTTTGCTAACAACAACGTTGGCGCTGTAACCGAGGGCGATGAGCAGGAAGTCACTGTTGAATTGCTCAACGAACTTTTCACTAAGATTTGGGAAGCCGGTGGCAATGCTGCTCAGGTTATCGCTCCGGGTAAGGTAAAGCAGAAGATTTCTGCGCTTGCTGGTGGCGTCGGCGTTTGGCAGACACCCGCTGAAAAGAAGACCATTTATGCAGGCGTTGATTATTACGTGTCTGATTTCGGCACGCACGAAATCATCCCGCATCACTTCATGACAAAGACCACTCTTATCGCTTTCGATAAAGACCTTTGGAACGTTGCAACACTGCGCGGTATCACAAAGAACGAACTTGCTAAGACTGGTGACTCCGACAAGGTTCAGATCATCACTGAATTGACCCTAGAGTGCTTGAACGAAGCCGGTAACGGTAAGATCGCTGACATCAAGGTTGACTAATTAGAACCGAATAGAACGACAAGTGGGGGCTTCGGCCCCCATTTTTTATGCCCGCAAATAAATAACGAATAACAATAATAAGGGCGGGAATATGAACGATAATAATAACTTAACTGTTGGCGATCTTGTTACCAAGGGAACCTTCTGCCTTTACGACGGACCTGACAAAGCCATCTGGTTAACGCGTGACGGCGACCAAATGTATCAAACGGTGCAGTGGAAAAACGTGCAGGCGTTGTTCGATGATAACGCAGAAGCAGCAGCCAGTTTCAATAAGCACGGCGATCATGGCGCGCTCGTCAAAGTAGCAAGCGTTCCTGTTGGGCTTCGCAATCAATGGCTGAACGAAGGAATTACAGAAGACCCGAAAGCGCTGGCACTACGTCTAAACGATCCTGACAACGCGAAATTCCGCGTCAACAGTTGGAGGGTTTAAATGGCTATCTCCAACTATGACGAATTGCGTGTCGCAATATCAGAATATGCTCGTCGCGAAGGCGATCCGACATTTCCCATCGATAATTTTATATCGCTAGCGGAGGCCGACTTTCGCCCGTTCATCAAGCATTACATGGGCGAGAAGATTGAGACCATTAGCGATGTTACGGACTATGTAACTTTTCCCAATGACATGGTTGCGCCCCGCGCTCTACGTGTGGGAAACGTCACGCCGACACAGGTTAGCCCCTATACGCCTTCGATTTATCCAAGTCAGATCGGGTATTTCCAAGAGGGCAACGGCTATCGCTTGCTTCGTGAAGATTACAAGCCAGTCAACGCAACACTCATTTACCACGCAAGCGTTCCCGCGCTTTCACCAGCCAATCCGACAAACTGGCTGATTGCTCGTTTCCCTCAAGTCTATCTGAGCGGAGCGCTCATCTACGCGCATCGTTGGCTTGACGATGTTGAAGCGGAACAACTTGAAAAGCAGTCACTAGCGGAAGCGCTAGGACGTGTTGATGAAGACAATCGAAACATGCAGCGCGGCGGTAATGCGATCATTACGGAGGGCGTGCAATGGTAATCAATGGTGCATTTGGCCCATGGTGTCCTGATCTTCCGGCTCTGAATAATCCCGGCGTTACGATGGCTCGTAATGTCACTCCGGGTATTGGCACTCAACCCGGTACAGTCACTTATCATCCAATGCGCGGACTAAGCCTTTACTCAGATACATCGCTGGACAGCAGACCCTTGGGAACGCTTGTCGGTCGCGACAAAAGCAGTCTGGCAAAGATTTATGCGGGTACAAAAAACTCGCTCTACAAGGTCAACGCAAACGACCTGCAATGGAAAAACATTTCCGCTGATGGCGGTTATTCCACTGCTGGCGGTGAGCGATGGGTATTTGCGGAGTTCGGTGATATTGTCGCCGCGTTCAATTACTCCAATGAACCGCAGTACATTCAAAAAAGCCAAGACATTAAGTTTGACCGCCTAACATCGCTCGTCAGGGCGCGTCATTGCGCGGTTGTGCGTGACTTCATGGTTGTTGCAAACACGCTTGATGCACTCGACGGTCAGGTTCCGTACCGAGTTCGTTGGTCTGCTGTAAACAACCCGTTCGATTGGAATTTCTCACAACAAACAATGTCCGACTTTCAGGACATTTTTAACGGTGGCAACATCATGGGCGTGGTCGGCGGCGAAGCCGGTTACATTCTGATGGAACGCTCAATCGTGAAAATGTCCTTTATGGGCGCTCCGTTGATATTCCAGTTCGATCAATTGCCGTCTGCAATGGGTAAGGGCTGTTCAGTTGCGGAGAGCATCATCACTGTTGAGGGCAAAACCTTCTTCCTGAGTGTTGATGGCTTTTATGTGCTTGAAGGCGATCAGATTAGGCCAATTGGTGACGGCCAGATAAATCGCTACTTCCTGAACAACGTCGATGATGCGCGTTATCAGTACATGACGGTTGCCAGCGATCCGGCGAAGAAACTTGTTTACTGGTCCTATCTGAGTAAGGGCGCGTCAGGTGAAGAAGCCGACAAAATCCTCATTTACAATTATCAGACAGGCAATTGGTCAGAAGCAGATGCGACAGCCGGTTACATCTTCAACAGTTTGAGCCTTCCTTGGACCATTGAGCAGTTAGACGTTTACGGCACGATTGAGAACGTACCTGCACCATTCGACAGTCCTATGTGGGCGGGTGGTGATGCCATGCTTTGGGCCATGGATAACACCGGGAAGATTTTCATCTTCGGCGGTTCGACAATGCGCGGCCTGATCGAGACGCAGGAGCAATACCTTGCGCAAGCGATCCCCGATGCAGCAGGTGAGCGCACTAACATCAACCGCGTTCGTCCGCTGTTTCATGGCAGCGGGTTAGTGCAAGTGCGCGGAGGACACAGAACCAACGTGTATGACGCTCTGACGTACACTGAGAGTGTACCTGTGAATGAGCAATCGGGCTGGGCTTACTTCCGCTATCAAAACAAATTCCATCGTTTCCGCTTCTCGTTTGAAGGCGAGTGGAGCGATGCGATGGGATATCACATCGAAGCATATCCGGCGGGAGGTCGTTAATGAAAATCATTCGCGATCCTAGCAATCCCCGACAGGTCAAAGAGGTCGTAGATCAGATTTGCCGTCAGTTCGATAACACAGGCAGCGCAATATTGGCTGCAAACACGACGAGTACGATTGTCCAAAATCCGAAGGTGTCGAGCATAAGTAAAATTATCCTCACACCGAGAAGCGCAAGCGCGGCTCAGAGCATGAATTCCATATGGGTAAATCAAGTATCAAATGGCTCATTCACAATTAGCCATGGCTCAATAACTACGCCGCGCAACTTGGATTACGTGATCTTCGGAATTGGTTGATTAATAAACGATTTTTAAAAGGTGAATATTGTGAGAATAGTACGTGATCCCCGATTAGCAAAGAAAATCAATGACATGATTGGCCTTATTGAAGGCCAGGGCGACATTGGTAAGCAACTTAGAGAAATCAAAGCGTCCATTGAGGCGTTGAAAGCGCTTGTCGGCAAAGTCCGAGGTAGTGGTGAGTTCGAGACAGCACCAGACACTGGCGAAACCATCGTCCTTGATCCGCAGATTACAAGCAAATGCAGGGTGACACTTGCACCGCACAATTCTTGGTCTGCTGACGCAATAGGCAGCGTGTGGGTTCAAGACATTTCAAACGGCGTTCTCACAATCGGACACGTCCGAAACGAGGAAAGCCTACGCTTCAATTACATTTTTACAGAATAATCCTGTGACCAGCATGGAGGGCAAATAAGTTGGCAATTGTTAGAGACCCAACCGTTTTCAAGCGTATTAGAGAAATTATCGACGATATTGAGCATGAAGGCGATTTTGAAGAGGCACTAGCCGAGTTTGAGGCAGACATTGCAGCACTAGAGCAAGTGCCTGTTGTGCCGTCAGGTTGTGGTTCGTTCACAATGGAAATCAGCACCGTAAACACGTTGATCATTGATCCAAGAATTACACGAAATAGCAAAATCTCGTTTGCTCCACGCAATGCACCATCGGCGGAATACATGACCGCTTTGTGGATGGGTGATCTACTCGACGGTCAGTTTAGCATTTGGCATCGCTGGACTGTTGAACCGCTGTTTTTCGATTATGTATTTTTCGACTAACCTAAAGTCTTTTAAATACAACGATACTAACTGAAATAAATTTAGAGTTTTTATGAATGCAAGGCTGATAGATACTTACGAGGGCGTCAAGATAGAGTTTCCGAGGGTTCGCGAGTGGCTGAAAAGTGCCATGGCATATTCAACCAACCCGGACAATGAAGAAGCCCTAATCAACGGAATTTACAGCCAAAAATATCATTTATGGGTTTCAGATAATGCCGCTTGCGTTGTGCAAGTATTGGAACTCGACGGCCAAAAGGTTTGCTTTCTTTATCTCGTAGGAGGCAAGCACGGTTCGGCAATGAACGAGATACTTTGCGACGGTCAGAAACAAGTTGAGGAATGGGCTAAGTCACAGGGTTGTAAGGGTTTTTATGCAAGCGCACGTCCTGAATGGGAACGAATTTTGAAGCGTTACGAATTTTCAGTGCAATCAGTAAATTATTATAAGGAATTTTGAGGATGGCAAGCAGTCCAAAAGAAACTACTACAAAAACAGAACCGTGGGACGGCGCAAAGCCTTACTTGAAGAAATACTACGCTCAAGCGGATCAGGCCATGTCCAATGGTCAGCCGATGCCTTGGCAGGGCGACTTGATTGCGAAGCAGAGCGAAGAAACCAAGCGCGCACAGGAATCGATTGCGCAAACTGCGATGCAGGGTTCTCAGGGAATTACGAATGCTCAGAACGCCGTGAACAACATCACGAGTGGTGCAACATTCCAGAATAACCCTGCTGCTAACACGCTTGGTCAAGCGCAAAACTGGATTAATCCGGGTGTTCAGGCAACGCAAGACGCGATGAAGAACATCAACACCAACTACACCAATCCGGCTCTCGGTCAGGCTGCAAGTGCTGGCAACTTTAACAATGCTGCATTTGGGCTACAGCAGGATCAGGCGAACAATTTGGCTGGTGCAAACAACCCTGCAAATGCAATGCTCGCAAAGTCCGCAAATGGTGAGTTCCTTGGCGCTAACGAATATCTCATGAACGATATCGCCAATGCGAATAAGTCTATGATGGATCAGTTTAAGAACATCACATCGCCACAGATGGACTCACAAGCGATGATGGCCGGTCGTTCCGGTTCTGGTGCCGCTGCAAGCATACGTAATGACGCAGAAAGCACCGTTGCAAACGCGATGGCAAAGAACGCCACTACTATGCTCGGTGACAATTATGCGCGTGAACGTCAGAACATGTTGGGCGCACAGAATAGCATGGGCAACTTCTACAACACCGATGTTGCTAATCAGTTGGGCGCAAACGCGAACCTCGCCAATACGTCGAATAGCCAGCAGGACATGCGCAATCAGGGAACTAACCTGTATGGCAACCTTGCTAATGCGACAGAGCAAATTCGTCAGAACGCAACTGGTCAGCAATTGTCCGGTGCAGGTCAGTTAGGCCAGCAAGCACAGGCGCAGCAGGGTATGCGAAATGACGCGGCAACTAACTACTGGCAGCAGATGCTACAGCAGTCGGGTCAGCAACTTGCAGGGGCAGGAATGGCCGGTGACATGCGCGAACTCGATTACAAAGATGCTGATCGTCTCGCCGGTGTTGGTGCGCAGAAAGATGCTTATTCCGATGCATCCCTAGAGGCACAAATCCGCAAGTGGGACTTGGAGCAGAACAAGGACATTATGAACGCTGCGAACATGATCAACATGGTGACAACAGGCGGTTACAACAACCAGACGAAGCCGGTTCAGTCCAGCGGTCTAGGTGGTGGCTTGGGGCTTCTAACAGCATTGCTCGGAATTCTTTAAGAACAAAAGGTGAACTATGGCTTTGAATCCAATTGAAGAAATATTGAAGAAACTAGGCATTAATTTGGGATCAAAACCTGATCCCACTGCTTTGCCAGCGGGAAGCAAAGCCCCGATTGAACAAGTTATGAGCGGTGATGAGCAGGCAGAACCAACGCATCGAAAAACTATCTTGAACGCATTTATGCCGGAACAGACCGAAGATGAGTCCGCGGCTCGTCGTCGTGCGCTTATGATGATGGGTGCGCAGATGATGGCTTCATCTGGTCCTTCATATGAACCTACTAACCTCTTTAGCATCGCAGGTCAGGGATTGGCCGCTGGTATAAAGGGTTACGACAGTTCAATCGAGTCAAGCCAGAAGCAGTTGTTAACGAACGCTAAGAAAGCATCGGACCAAGCCAAACTTGATGCAGAAGCAAAACAACAACAGGCGGACAAATCGTTTTCCGACTCCATCGGTGGCGACTCAGGTGGCGGCGCAAGTGCGGGTGGAATGGGCTACAGCGAAGACCAACTCATGCAAATCTACAAACATCTGATGGCAAATGGCGACTACACAGAAGCCAACAAAGTCCTTGGCCACATTATGAAACTGCGAGACGGCGCAGCGGGTAAGGGCATGATCGTAGGTGAAGATGGCAACCTTGTCGTTGCCCCGGGTTACTCTGAAGGCTTAGGCGAAAACTCGCGTGCGGAGGACGCTGGCAAATACACATCTGACCGTAAGAACTATGAATTCTACGTCGAGCAAGCCACTGCAAAGGGCGAAACACCTTTAGATTTCAACACTTGGCAGAAAGAACAGAAGGCAGCGGGTTCATCCAAAGTCAACGTGAACACTGGTGCCAACAGTGACAAGTTTAAGGAAAAAAGCGACGAAGAAGCAGCGAAAGACTTCGCAGGCATCATTCAAGATGCCCGTAATGCGCCACAATTGGCGGGCGACATGGACATGCTTCTCGATCTATCAAAAGAAATGGATACCGGCAAATGGGCTGAATTCAAACTGCGATTCGGACCGTGGGCCGAATTAGCCGGGTTCACGGTTGAAGGTCTCTCTCAAGCGCAAGCCTTCGACGCAACAATCAATCGTCTAGTTCCGGGTATGCGTCCTGCAGGTTCCGGTGCGATGTCCGACTTCGATGCGAAAATGTTCCTTAGATCTCTACCGAATTTGGCTAACACACCAGAAGGTAACGAAATTATTGCCGTTACGATGCGAGCAGTTCAAGAGCATAAGATGGCTGCCGCTGCAATCGCTCGTCGCGCACAGAAGGGCGAAATTCATTATACTGATGCATATGCGGAAATGGATGCTCTCCCGAATCCTTATGAACGCTTTAAAGCATACAAGGCCGCGAAAGAGGAAGAAGGTATTAACATCACAACTGGTCTTAAAAAGGCAGTTGCAGAGCAGAAAGCGTACGACGAACGCAAAGCAAACGAAGATGCTGAATCAGTTGATACCAATCTCCCGAAGGTTACTTCAATTGAAGAACGTGATGCGCTTCCATCTGGTACAGTTTATATTGCTCCTGATGGCACTCGTAAAGTAAAGAAATAAGTACAATATACAAAGAATAATAAGAAGCCCCAAAGGGGACGAGGTGAAAAAGTGGCAAACTCAAATGCGCGATATGCGTATGATTATCTACAGCGTCGATACAATTTAACACCTGTTCAAGCAGCGGGAGTTGTCGGCAATCTCATGCAGGAAAGCAGCATGAATACCGGCGCTCGCAATCCCGGCGATGGTCGCGATGGTTCGGATAGTATTGGCTTAGCGCAATGGAACGGTGGACGCGCTAAGGCACTTCACGCGTTTGCAGCGGATCAGAAGAAGCCTGTTACTGATCTCGATACTCAATTGGACTTCGTGGTACACGAACTCAAGACGACCGAGAGCGCTGCCTTTAATCGTCTAAAGCAAGCAGACAACGTCCATTCAGCAACGGCGGCAATGATCGGTTATGAGCGTCCGCAAGGCTGGCGTGCTGACAACCCTACAGCGGGTCACGGTTGGGGCAATCGCCTAAAACACGCAAACACGCTTTACGGTACGCCAGCCGATCAACTGCGCGATGTGAAGGCTCAAAGCGCTGATCCGAATACCTTCACTCAAAGTGAAGCAGCACCGGCACAGCCAGCGACAAGCCAGCCGAACGCGAACACTCAGCCCACTGCAACAGAAACGACGGAGGCAGAGCCAGAGAAGAAAAAGCGCTTAATCAATCTGAACTTCTTACCCGACGAGATTGCAGGTGTAAAAACTAAGGACGCGACAAGCGCACTAGGTGAAGCAGCCAAGATTTTCACGAAGCAGGAAGACGATTTCAATCGCGAAGCAGCACAGACAGGTGGCCTGATTGGTGGCGGCGGCAACGTTCAAGTGAGCCTATTAAATAGTCTGGGCGCACCCGACGAAAAGAAGAAGTTGAAACCGTGGGAACTGCAACTCGCAATGCTAGCGAGACAAGGTGGCTTAGGTGGTCTCGGTGGGATGAGAGGGCTTGGCTAATGGCTAGTGCAAAGAAGAAAGAAAACTGGTGGGATGAAGATGAAACAGTCGAAGAGGCAACGCCTGCTCCGACTGAACCAGTCGCAAATGATAACTGGTGGGATCAAGATGCCGTTTACGAAGAACGCCCCCAATTACCGCGTCCAGATGAAAGCCGCCTCAATCCAAATAAAGAAGCACCACATAACATTCGTGTGCAGTTAGGTGCATTGAAGAAGCCGGAAGACCGCCTCAATGCGTTGCGTAAGGCTTACCCGAACGCAGAGCCATATGGCGAAGACAATTTCATTATGACTGACCCGGAAACGGGCGAAACGATCTTCTACAACATGCCGGGTTTCACTATGCGAGACGTATCTAGCGTTGTGCCTGAAATTGCAGAAGGCTTCGGCGCATTATTTGGTGGTCTCGGTGGTACAGTAGGTGGCGGTGCAGCGGGTTCCGCCGTCCCTGTTATCGGTACTGGCGCAGGCGCAGTTTCCGGCGCAATTGCGGGTGCTGGCGGTGGCGGTGCGGCTGCAAGAGATGCCGCCGAACGCATTATCAACTATATGTATGACAACGAAGATACACGCGACACAGGAGAATACCTCACTGACAAAGCAATTGACGTGGGTGTTAACGCGGCTGGTGAAGGCGCTGGTATGCTCATCGCAAAAGGTGTCGGTTCTGCATATCGTGGGGGTAAGAACCAACTAGCGAAGTATCTCACCCGCGATGGTGACGATGCAGGTAAGATTGCGCAGACCGCTAAGGACTTTTCGGAAGCAGGTCTTCCGACAACAGTCGGCACAGTGTCAGGTAGTCCTCGTCAGGCAGCACGTGAGAACCGCCTCATTGCAGCAGACAATGGTCGTGTTTCAAATACTGTTAGGGAACTAGACGAGGGGCTAAAGAGCGAATTTAGCCGCATTAAAGATACGATTAATCCAAACCCTAGCACTCGTCAGGGCGTAGGTGAAGCAATTCAAGACGCAGCGAAAGTGTCACAAGATTTCATCAATAAGCGTGTCGGCGACTTGTATAAGGAAACGGACAATCTTGCTGGTGCTGCAACTACTAGAGCGCCTAATATTACCGATCTTAGTAAGACACTAAAGACGGAGCAGAAGGAACTTTCTAACACAGCAAAAATCGACAAAGGACCTTATCTGGATACTGTCCTCAAGCGTACAGATGCTCTTGTTAAAGATGCTCGCAAAGGACTGACTTTCCGCGAAATGCAAGATGCGCGTGAGGAATTAGGGCGTCTCGCTTTTGCTCGAGATACAAATCCTGCTCTCAAGAACTATTTGGTTCGCGTACGTGATGCCGTGTCAAAGGACATGGAGCAAGCCGCTGATGGTCTTGGTGGTCGTGCAAAGGACGTTTGGAAAGAAGCAGATGAGGCATACAAGTCTCGATTAGGTCCGAATGGAACGGACAAAGTATTAGATCCTTTTGCTAATTCCGAAAGCGGCGAAAAAGCATACCAGATGCTTACTGCTAACCTCAATCATGGCGGTACGCGTATTGCTAAGGTTCGTGAGGTAATCGAACAGGCAAACGGTAACGATATGTGGGGAAGTGTTGTTCGTCATCACATTACCGAATTGGGGGCGAAACGAACTGCTGATGATGCGGTTGAGTTTTCCGGCAACAAGTTCCTTCAAAACTGGAACAAGATGTCGCCGGAAGCGAAAGACGCAATGTTTAAGGGCACTTCCCATTCGGCAGCACGTGAAGACCTAGACCGCCTTGCACGTATTACGGAGGCACGTATCAAGGCTCAGAAAGCATCGGGTAAGACAGACCCAGCAACTGATGCGATATTCGGCTGGAAAAAGATTGGTAAAACGGTAGGCGTTGTTTCGGGTTACAACTCGATTCAGTCACGCATTGCTACCGATCCGCGTGTCGTCAAATGGTTTGCAGACATTCCTCTTGCACAGCAACAGGGCGCATTGATGGATCACAGTAAGATTCTTCGCAACCTAGGTCGTGAACTGAGCAAGGAATATGGTGCGGATTGGGTAGAAGAAGAATTCAACGACATTAGCAATAAACTGATGCCGGGACCACGCAGATAATATTCCAAGTTTAAATACGAAGAACACCACATAACAACAATAATAAGGTGGCTTAATGGCTGATATTAATAGTTCGAAATGGATGGAAGAAGACGTTCTTAACGTCGCTCCTCCGCCAGATGGTTTACCTGCTGGTACACCTCCAACAAGTCTTTACGATATTATTCGCGCAGACAAAGGCGCAGTGAAGCGCAAAGACACTCGCGAAAATCCACGCAAAATATCGTCAGGAACGGGCGCTGCTTATGTCCTGACATTCGATGTTGGCCCAACAGAATTTGTTCGTGGCGACCGATACGCGTTTATCGCTCATGTTGCTAATACTGGTCCTGCTTCACTCAAAGTGAACGCACAGGCTGCTCGCTCAATCGTCAATAATGACGGAAGCCCGATCACTGCAAACCAGATCAATAAGGATCAGGTTGTCGAAGTTGCGTTTGATGGAACGAGTTTCCGCTTGCTTTCGACGAACACTGCTAACCCTGCTTTCACCGGCCTTACAACGGTGGAGAACATCAACGTTACAGGCACGGCTACTACGAAGTTTGTTAGCGCAGACGGTGGTTCCGTTTACATCAATGCAGCAGGTAATCGCCACGTTTGGTTTCGCGCCCCAGATAATAAAGTAACTGGCCTCATTTTTAATAATGGCACGAACAACTCGCTTGCATTACGCGCTTACAGCACCGACGATACTTCCTATAAAGAAATGACTTTGCAAACAGATGGTCAGTTGATTTTGCCAACTGCACCGACTTCTGGAAATGCAGCGGCCACGAAAACGTATGTCGATAATGCATTCAATAAAACAGTAACGGCGGGGAATGGTCTCACTGGTGGCGGTACTATTAGCGGCGGTGTTACGATCACGCTGGGTGCGCCTACGACTGTTACTAATTCAACGACAAACTCAGTTACTGCAACAGGTCACACCCACGCACTAACGCTGGTGGCGGGTGATATTACCGGCGCTCTCGGTTACACGCCACAGACACCGGCTCAGGTCAGCAGCGCTATCACCACAGCGACTAACGGCAATATGAACGGTTATGCATATCCGCGTCGTGTTGGCGGGGTGAATATGCAATTCAACTGGTCTGGACAAGGCGGACAGCCGACATGGGTTTGGGGCGGATCAGACGGCGTTAACATGTATGTCTATAACCCGTCGAACTTCAACGTGAACTCAGTAGGAGGTTGGACACAAGCGACCATTTCTAACCAGATTGAAGGCCGCGCAAGCGCTTGGGCGACACAAGAAGCGCGTAATCGATCTGTTTTCAACGCTATTACAGGCCAAGTTTCCTTAAACAGTCACGGCCAGGAATGGCAAAACACCACTGGTTATGACTTGATGGTTCAGGGGCTGGTATCGACTACAAACACGATTTCTCTGCGAGCGTGGAATACATCAACCGGCGTTACATGCACCAATAACCAGTTCTGCCGAGTCCGTCAGGGCGAGTCCATTCGCATTGAACGAAGCGGATCAGGCTCTTATTCATGGACTGGATATTATTTTGGGACGACACGATAATGGATATTAAAGATCATTTTTATTGGAACACGGCAAAAAGTTCGCTCGTCATAATCAGCACGCTAACAGGTGAGGATGTTGAGCCGAAATATCTGACTAACCTCATAGCAGTTCCAGCGCCGCCAGCGGGTAACGATTGGATTTGGGACGTGGAAAACACTTCTTGGACACAGAGAAACGATTGAGCCATCAATTCGATTGGAGGATTTTTATCCTCCAATCTACATAACGCTTTCACGGATGCGCTTGCTTGCTTCCATTGCCATTTCTATCCGTGATTCATTCCACCCCATATTCATCATCATGGTACGCATCATATCGTCAGTCATTGCAGGAACGTCAGGCGCATCGGTTAGAACGCGGATACGTCGCGCACGTCCAGAAGGTGTGCGGTCAACATAAGTTCGCACAGGACCAGTTTGGAACATTGGGAGAATGTTGACGTGACTAACCAGATTACCTTTTCGGTCGAACCTGTAAGCGCTCGTAAAGCCACCGACCCAAATCGTTGCAAATTGATTGTCGAAGTCCACTTCAACGGTTGTGATGAACTCTCGCAGCATTTTCGCAACACGAGCGCGGCTCTGCATCACCTCGTCGTCTCCAGCCGTTTTCCATTTCTTGCGCTCTGATTCGATCTGCTGAAGTACGCTTTGCAGTTCCTCCCGCTTTTCGTCAGTCTGCCGAATGTCAGTTTCGAGACCACTGATATACGATTTTTGTTCTTCGATCTTATCGCGCCACTCTCGCATGCGTTTGCTAATATCGGCTAGGTCAGCGGCATCTAAGTCTTGTTCGGCCAACTTCATCAAATTCGACCGCTTCTTTTCAATCGAGATCAGATATTCGTTTGCATCATCTAACTGCTTGGCGAGTTTCGCTTTGTTTTTGTGCGGTGCGTTCATTTCTGCTGCGGCTGCTTCGTAGAAGTCAGTTACGTATGTCAGAACGGAGTCTTCAAGCGGAGCATATGGAAAGAGTGGAGTAGGCGAGTCGCACTCGTGACCTTTAACCAATTGCCGTTGTGCACATGTCAGGTAAACAATCCGATTGCCCTCATGTCCGCCACGCGACATTTTAAGAACGCGACCACATTTTGCGCATGATGTGTTTCGTGCAAACAAGTTTGCGTAGCGACGTCCTAATGCTCCCGCTCGCGACTTGCTCTTAAAACGCCTCTGCACGCGCCAGAACAAATCCTCTGGTATAGCGGCAGGGTAATAGTTTTTGAGCGGCTCACCCATTGGCACCGTTTTGCCATTCACTGTCTCGGTGATCGTGTATGTGCCTATTGCAGTTTCATTTCGTAGCAGCAGGCGAATGGTTGCGTCTTTCCAGCGTTGATCCGTATTTGTGTTAGTACGCAAGACAGGAAGTTTCTCGGTGTTCAATATCTTTGCAATTGAGAAGACGCCTAAACCTTCATCGAATAACTCAAATATGCGCTGAACCGTCTTAGCCTTATCATTCAACGAGAACTCATAGTCTTTCGTTTCGCCAACCCGCTTCTGATCAATCCAGCCTACAAGATGATGATTGTATCGCGGCTTACCCTGCAACGCTTCGAGTTTGCGATTACGGATCACATCTTTGATTCGATCAGACTTTTCCTTTGATTCGTTGTTTGCTCTGCTCATGTACGTGAGCGAGATGATCAACTGAGTGAAGTCCTTATCCTTGTGGTAGACCATTCCATCAATGAGCGTGACAATCGTAATACCAGCACTCAAAATATCTAAGAACTGCGATTGCGCTGTTAGAACGTCTTCACGCGACAAGCGATCAAGGGACTCGACTAGCAGATACGAACCAATCGGTATTTGACCATCTTTGACCAAGCGCAGGAAGTTACCGAGCGCACCGAATTTTACATGGTGTCCGTGAAAGCCGGATTTGCCGATGTCCGATAGTTTCGAATCTAAATCGAGTTCATGCTTATCTGCATAGTCTTGCGCTGCTTGCACCTGACGACTAATGCCGCGACCATCAATCTGGCCTTTTGACGAAATACGAACGTATGAATACGCCTTCGTTTTCGGATGCATGTTACCAGCCATCATTTAACCCTTTGTTTTCAGTGATGTAGCAAGTTTGAATTAACACTTTGCCCTACAACTGCCTGTTGCACGCAATTCTATAGTGTAGGGAGCTGGCCAAGTGGAAAAATCCGCAAGCCACATGGGACATGCTGCAATTTGGCCTGCGTCTGGGCGATTTCCCGCGTCAGGTTGTGACGACGACACCGCGGGCCGTGCCTTTGTTGAAGGCATTGATATGCGATGTTTCAGTTTCGATGACACATATGCGGACAGCTGAAAACGTAGCCAATCTGGCGAATGGTTTTATTGAGACGATTAACCAGCGATATGCCGGAACAAGGCTCGGACGACAGGAACTGGAAGGCGAGCTTATCGAAGAACGCGCAGGCGCCTTGTGGTCGCGTGAGCGGATTGAGCAATGTTTTGAACAGTCCGCTCCTGAGTTGATCCGTATTCTGGTGGCGATTGATCCGCCTGCTTCATCGGGTAAGTCGTCGGATGCTTGCGGGATTGTGGTTGCAGGTATCGATGAAAATGGCATTGCGCATGTGCTTGCCGATGAAACCATGAACATGGCCAAGCCACATCAATGGGCGCGACGGGCGATTGCGCTTTATCACTCCTTTGAAGCGGATGCGGTTCTGGCTGAGGTTAATCAGGGCGGCGAAATGGTTGCAGCCGTGCTTGCGGCGGAAGATGCGACGGTGCCGGTTTTGATGCGGCGTGCCTCGCGCGGCAAGTGGTTGCGCGCCGAACCGGTGGCAGCCCTTTATGAACAGGGGCGTGTTCGCCATACCGGGCGTTTCGCAGCACTTGAAGACGAAATGTGTGACTTTGCGCCGGAAGGGCTCTCGAACGGACGCTCGCCGGATCGCCTTGATGCACTCGTTTGGGCGCTGACCGAACTCATGCTGGGTGGCGAACGAAAGCCACGTATCCGGCGCTTCGGGTAAAATTTAACTTTATTGGAGAGCCGATATATGGCGTGGAACTGGCCGTGGCGCAGAGGTGCTGCGAATGCCCCTTCGTATTCTGAAGCGGGGCGAGAGAGAAAAAGCGCAAATGGCTTCGTGGCGCTGCATATGGAGCGCGGCGCTTCGTGGATTGCGCGGGATTATACGTCGCTCGCTCGTGAGGGCTTCATGCGCAATCCGGTCGCGCATCGCTGCGTGCGGCTGATCGCGGAAGCGGCCAGCAATGTACCGTGGCTGCTCTATGAAGGCATGACCGAACATGAGGTGCATCCGTTGCTCGACCTCATCGCGACACCGCAATGCGGGCTTGATGGTAGCAGTTTCTTCGAGCGGCTTTATGGGCATTTGCTGATTTCGGGAAATGCATATGTCGAGCGCGTCGATCTGCCGAGCGGTAGACGTGAGCTGCATCTTCTGCGGCCTGAAAGAGTGACGCTGGAAACATCGAGTGACGGCTGGCCGCAATCGCTGGTCTACCGCTCAGCCAATACGAGCCGCATGGTTTCGCTCGCGGGGGCAGGGTGTTTTGGCCTGCATCTGAAGCTTTTTCATCCGCTGGATGATCATTATGGTTTTCCGCCGCTTGAAGCAGCTCTGATGGCGCTTGATCTGCACAATGCGGCAGGTGCCTGGAACAAGGCTTTGCTTGATAACTCTGCACGGCCTTCCGGTGCGCTGGTCTATGCGCCCAAAGACGGTGGCAACCTGACTGAAGAGCAGTTTGACCGCCTGAAAACCGAACTTGAGGAGGGCTACACCGGAGCATCTGGTGCGGGGCGGCCGCTGCTTCTTGAAGGTGGGCTCGACTGGAAGGCTATGGGTTACAGCCCACAGGATATGGATTTCATCGAAGCGAAAAATGGGGCGGCTCGCGACATTGCTTTGGCATTTGGCGTGCCGCCGATGCTGCTAGGCATTCCGGGCGACAACACTTACGCCAATTATGCCGAAGCCAACCGCGCATTTTATCGCCTGACAGTGCTGCCGCTGATCAACCGCACGGCAAAGGCTTTCGGGTGCTGGTTGGGGCCGATTTTCGGCAGCGATCTCAGGCTTGAGCATGACACGGATCGCATCGAAGGTCTTTCTCTGGAACGTGAATCGTTATGGCGGCGCGTCTCTGATGCCTCGTTCTTAAGTGACGATGAAAAACGCGATGCGGTTGGCTATCAGCCGCGTGCAGAAAGGAGAGTGCAATGAGTAATCTGAGTGAAACCGTGATGTCATCCGATGCGACACTGGTGTGGTTCGCGAAGATTGCCGGGGCGGTCGCCGGTTCTGCCGTGTCGCTTGCTTATATGTTGCCAAATGGCAAGCGTGAGGCTGGCATTCGCTTTGCTGTAGGCATTATCTGCGGCATGGTTTTTGGCGGTGCAGCGGGCGTGAAAATTGCCGAAACACTGTCACTTGAACCGCTGCTTGGTCGTGCCGAGGTGATGCTGATGGGCGCAACCGCTGCAAGTCTTGCCGCATGGTCGGTGCTTGGCATTCTCAAGCGCTTTGCGGAACGTGTGAAACATGCACCGCTTCCCGGTCTCCCATCTTTGCAAAGGAGCCGGAATGACAAAGCTTGAAACCAAGCGCGCATCACTGGCGCTCGAAGAGATCGAAATCGACGGCAGTTTTTCAGGCTATGCCAGTGTGTTCGGCTTAGCTGATCTTGGAAATGATGTGATCGAAAAAGGCGCCTTTGCAAAGTCGCTTGCGTCGCGTCAATCTTCTGGTGTGCGAATGCTCTGGCAGCATGATGCGGCTGAACCGATCGGTGTCTGGATTGATATTCGTGAGGATGCACGCGGCCTTTATGTCGAGGGCAGACTGGCCAAGGGCGTGGCACGGGCACGCGAGGCGCTGGAACTCATGCGCGCTGGTGGGCTGGATGGGCTATCCATCGGCTTTCGCACAGTCAAAGCGCGCAAGGATGCGCGGACCGGTTTGCGCCACATCACGGAAGCAGATCTCTGGGAAATCTCGGTGGTCACGTTTCCTATGCTGCCACAGGCACGCATCGATAATCTGAAGGCGGAATTGCCGACAGTCAGAGAATTTGAACGCTGGCTCACGCGGGATGCGGGGCTGAGCCGTTCTGCTGCACGTTTGGTTATAGCCAAAGGCTATTCAGCGCTTGCAGCCATGCAAAGCCGGGACGGGCGGGACGCTTTCCAGGCAGATGATAAGGCGCTTGCGCAGCGTATGCGCGCCGCCTGCAAGATGATGCAACTTAATTAAATCAGGATCAAAAATGGTAAAAAGTCATGCAATCCCGCTCGAAACCAAGAGCGTGGAAACGAAGGCGCTTGGAAACAACGGCGATGTGTCGGAAGCCTTCGATGAATTCATGACCGCTTTCTCGGCTTTTCGTGAAGCCAATGATGAGCGTCTGAAAAAGGTCGAAAAAAGTGCCGATGTCGATGTGCTGCTGCGCGACAAGGTTGATCGTATCAACCGTGCGCTGGACGAACAAAAACAGGCACTTGACCAGTATGTTTTGAAAAGTGCGCGTCCGCAGCTTGGCAAGGGCAATGCTATCGTCGATGTCGAGCATAAGCAGGCTTTTGACGGTTATGTGCGCCGTGGCGACGAGCAGGCGATGCGTGGCATTGAGCAAAAGGCCCATTCCTATGCATCTGGTCCGGATGGCGGCTATCTGGTGCCTGCGGAACTCGAAACCGAAATCGGTCGTCGTCTGGCCGTGCTGTCACCGATCCGTGGCATTTCCAGTGTGCGTCAGGTTTCCGGTGCTGTGCTGAAAAAGCCATTCTCGGTCAGCGGCCCCGCAACAGGCTGGGTCGGTGAAACCGATGCGCGTCCGCAGACAGCTTCGGCCAAGCTTGCAGAGTTGCAGTTCCCGACGATGGAAATCTACGCAATGCCTGCGGCCACTTCTTCATTGCTTGATGACGCAGCTGTCAACGTTGAGCAGTGGATCGCGGAAGAAGTCGAAGCAGCCTTTGCCGAGCAGGAAGGTGCTGCCTTCATCACCGGCAATGGCCTGAACAAGCCGATGGGCTTCCTGAGCTACAGCACCGTTGAAGATGCAAGCTGGGAGTGGGGCAAGATCGGCCACATAGCCACTGGCGTTGACGGCGCATTGCCTGCTTCCGATCCATCCGACAAACTAATTGAACTCATCTATGCGCTGAAAGCTGGTTATCGCCAGAACGCCAATTTTGTGATGAACCGCAAGACACAGAGCGTATTGCGCAAGCTGAAAGATGCAGACGGCAACTACCTCTGGCAGCCACCAGCGGCTGTTGGTGAAAAGGCATCGCTGATGGGCTTTGGTCTGGTCGAGGCCGAGCATATGCCAGACATTGCAGCTGACGGAACGCCGATTGCCTTTGGCGATTTTGAACGCGGCTATCTGGTGGTGGATCGTATCGGTGTGCGCGTGTTGCGCGATCCATATTCTGCCAAGCCATACGTGCTTTTCTACACCACTAAACGCGTGGGCGGCGGTGTGCAGGATTTTGATGCGGTCAAGCTTCTGAAGTTCACAGCCTGATATTTTTAGCAGTGATCTCCCTGCCGGTTTTGGCAGCTAGATTCAATTTGCGAACAGGTTGAATCTTTTTCTGGGGTTGCATGCGTAACTATCTGATTTGAGAGTTATTTAAGGGGAAAATACATGACAATGTTTCTTGTCACGCCGCCGGCGCTGGAGCCGGTGACGATTGCTGACGCACGCGCATTTTTGCGAATTTCGACTGAAAGCGAAGACGAGATTTTGCGCCGTATTATCAAGACCGCGCGCGAGCTTGTCGAAGCCGAGACGGGGCTTGCACTGGTTGATCAGACATGGCGCCTGCGCGTTGATCGCTGGCCGCGCTCGGGGCGTCTCGCTATTTTCAAGTATCCGGTAAAAGCTGTCACAGCTGTGGTCGCATATCGTCCTGATGGCAGTGCAATCAGCATGGAGCCTGAAGAGTTCATGCTCCAGCATGGCCGCCGTCCGCAACGTGTTTACATGGCGCAATATCCCGATGCACAGACGTTCTGTGGCCTTGAGGTCGACTTCATTGCAGGGTTTGG